GGTAGTTTAAGAAACTCAGCAATAAGGGCTGATGAAGTTGGCCCATACTTTATAGCAGTCTCAATAATGCTCCTTCCAACAAAGCCAACGGGACGCACAACTTTTACTACATTCTTTGGGTGTGGAGTTGGCTGAACACCAACCCATCTGGTTTCTGGTTTATACATCTTGATCATCCTTAAAAATTACATACATCACAAAAGCTGCACCAATGCACAGAATTGCTGCAATAATTATAACACATAATAAAGTGATCATGTCCGAAATCCCCGGCTTTGAATTTTCATTGCATTGTCAGAACCAATTCGTGCTTGTTGACGAATTTCTCCATCGCCAATTTTGTAGTCATCACGATCCCAAATGCTGGTTGTATTTGGAAGAGCGGCTCCTTCAAGTTTTGGAAGTAGCACAGCCCCACCAGCGATGTATCGTGGATTGACTTTGTCTTTGGCAAATGGAAGATCGCCAGCGTTTGACATATGTTGATTTACACGAATATTTCGTTGAATTTGTGCTTCTGTACTTTTGCGGGTGAGTCCAACAAGTGGGACTGGTTTTTTGGGTGATAATTTTTTAGGTGTTGACATTATTAATTTCCAGAATAATAAATTACGCGATTAAAGCCATTTTTATGCTTACCCCAAACCCCAACAATAACCCCGTTGGATTTTGCTGCTCTTATTTGTGATCTTGCACTTGTTTCAAGAAGTCCTAATTTTTGTATGACATCAGATGCTGTGATTGGGCCGTTTTCACGAATATAGAAAACAACTCTTTTCATCTGACTTAGCTTTTGAATTGAGTCATTTTCTTTAAAACTTGGGCCAAGTGGATGAATGCCATTTGCCCAAGTTGTTTTTGGTTTGTACATTAACTTAAAAATACCATTCGCTTGTAGACTTCACGGGTCTTTTCAACATCAGTAATGCAATATGTTGCAACATCTTTAATTCGTCCAGCTTTGACCATAGGCCAAACATCAGCACCAGTAATATCACCCTTGCCGGGCAATCCAAATGCAAGACATAATTTATCAAGGCTGATTGTTTTTCCAACACCAGCAAATTGAGTCATGGTGTCGAACACTTTTTCTGTTTCCCAAGGTTTTGCAAGACAGGCACGTTTGATAAGTGGATGTGGAGCAATTCCATTGATCATGAATCTCTGAAGCAGAAAACGCAAATCAAAACCTAAAACATTGTGACCCACTACAGTAGTGGCAAGCCAATCTTTTTTGTCTAATGTTGAATAAAGTTCTTGATTGAATTTTTCCAAAACATCAATTTCATCAAGACCAAATATCACGCTAACATCATCTCTGCCTTGAGCATATCCAATACATACAACCTGTCCAAATGCCCCATCTAGCCCCGTCTTGCCTATTGCTTCTTCAATGGCTTCTGGACGCTCTTCTTCATTCCACTTTGCAATGCTTTTCTCAAGCTTAATAGTGCCGGGATGCTTGATTGTTCGAGCAATATATTCTTTGATGTCATCCCGTTGAGTTGGGATTGTTTCAATGTCTAATGTTATGTAATTCATATTATTTAATCCAAAGATAAAAGCCGTGAAATATTCCAATTGGGAACATGATCGCGCCAGCAATTAAAAAGCCCCAAAGTGATTGTGCAAAGCAAGTGAAGATATGTGTGAGCCATGCTGCAAAACACATTAATCCAATAATTGAATACATTGTTATATCCTATAAGGTGGGGGTACTCGCTGCACTGTCATAGGCAAGAACGCCTACCGTCCCAGCATCCGCTTTCCCCCCGAAATCATTTTCCAGAAAGAGTTTTAATTTCTTCTGGTGTAAATAAAGCAAATCGTTCGTACAAACCACAAACGGCAATTGCTAATGTTCTGATTGCATCATCTGGATTTTTTAACTTAGGCACATAATGATGAGTTTTTCCAATCAAAATTCCCAAACATTTTCCAGCCATTACCATGTTTGCTGATGTAACTTTAAAGCCGCAATCAATAGTTGCTAAATCAGCAATTTGTTGTTGAGTCAAAGTCTTGATTGAATTTTGTTTTTCATCAAGCCATTTGGTTAACGAATAAACTTCCATTGAGGACAATACGTTTTTCATAATTACTTTCAGAATGGTGCGTCAGACATATCATCAAAGCCAGAGCCAGCCACTGGTTTTGTACCCGTTGCTTTTGCCCATTCAGGAGACTTTTTAATTGCCTCTTGAAGCTTTTCATGGAAGGTGTTGAACACATTCATGTCGGGGTTGTCTAAATCAAACATTACGTTTTTATGAATTGGCTCTGGCTTAGAGTTTTTCAAAGCTCCGGGGATTGGTGTCAATCCAGCAATATTGGTAAACGTCTTGCCATTGGTCTCACTGTGAGTGACATTAACCATGCAATAAGCGCCAACCAGTTTTGACACATCAAATGCTTTAGCTTCTTCTTCTGTGAAGTCTTTGCCCCGCCATGCTGCCAAATCCAAACGCAGTTTTGCTTTTTCATGCAAGCTGACGGTATATGTCTTGCTTACAGTCATCGGCAATTGGATGCCATTAATGTCCATTGTGAGTGGCTGACCATTTTCATCTTCACCAAACAATTCCCAGCCCAATTTAATCTTGTGCTGGCTTTTTGGGCCATATTGACCATCAGTAAACTGAGTGCCAAGATCAACCAAGTTGTAGCATCGACCGATATACACGCCGGGAGGTACACGTTTAAAACTGGAATTGCCACCAGTGTCTGTTGCGATAAAAGCCATTATTTTTCCTTACTTTAAATACCAAACTTATCAGGTGTTTGGCAAACCTATTTCTTTAACTGGAGGGAATGCAATCTTAGCCTGAGCGCAAAGCCATTCTGCAAACTCATATGCTGTTCTTGATTCCATGCACATTGCATAAATTTCATCAGATGTTGGTGTGTTCATAATTTTGTTACTTGAGTGGAAAGAAGCCATTTGTCACCAAGGAAACGAATTGAGCGAACCCAAGCACGTTGATTGTGGCGATTGGTTTTGACATCAGCGCAATTGAAGTGTTGGCGAACACGAATGAGCATATTTGTTTTCATTCGTTGTCCTTGACGCATTGAATGGCTTTATAGACTGTATCGCCCATATCTTCAAAGCTGGGTTCAATCCATTGAAGTTCAGGCATATCAGCATTGATCATTGACATATGCAATTCGTAGCAGATGGTCTGCATTTCAATTGCATCAGGAATAAAGCCGCTTTTTAGGGCTTCAATAAATTGCTTAGAAGGTGTCATATTTTGTCCTGTTTTGTTAGTGCCGTTTTTTAGCACAGCCAAATGATAAACGACTTTTACAAGAAAAACGGTCTTTTATAAAAATAAATAAAAAATAATTTACGTTCATTTTCAGCACTAGAATTGAACGCAAGACAATTTGATCTTGTACAAAAAAGGATAGCAAAATGCACATACCCAGCAATGCTCGTTTGAAGCTCAAACACTACGGAATGGCTTCCATACAGAAGTTCATTCATCAAAGGGATACAAAAGAAACTTGCGCTGATGTCAAGTGTGACTCAGGTGAGATTTTGTGCTTGTCACTCAAGTATGTTGAAAAGGTTTTGGCAAGAGCCTAATCAGCATATAATTATTTGAAACCAGCTAGGTGCGAAGTCATGAGCGCACTGAAAAGAGTTACCCCTTCTCCTGCTGTCGTTTCTTTAAAGGGGCTTAAAAAAGCGGGCTATATGTTCTATTACCAATTCAATATTGGTGACTATCAAAGTCACACATCACACCTTTCCGAAATGGAAGATTTAGCTTTTAGGCGAATGCTGGATTGGTGTTATTTGCATGAAAAACCTTTGCCATCAGATGCAAATGAGATTGCACGATTAATTCGTATGCGAACGCATAGCGAAAGCATTGCGGTCGTTTTGCAAGAGTATTTTGAGCGCAATGAAGATGGTTGGATTTCTTTGCGAGTGATCGCTGAAATTCTTAAAGTTGGTATGAAATCAGAGAAAGCCAGTGCAAGTGCAAAGGCTAGATGGGGTAAAAAAGACAATAAAAACAAAGACTTGCAAGATAATGCAATAGATGATGCGAACGCATTGCGAACGCAATCCGATGGCAATGCTACACAAGACACAGAACACAAGACACAAGACACAAAACATAAGAAAGAGACATATACGCCTGAAGGCGTTTCACAATCTGTTTGGCAGGATTTTGTTAAACACAGAAAAACCAAGAAAGCCGCCATCAGTGAATTGGTGATCAAAGGAATCCAAAAAGAAGCCGACAAAGCAAAAATCACTTTGGAAGAAGCTTTGACCGAAACCATTATTCGAGGCTGGATTAGTTTTAAAGCTGATTGGTTTGTGAAACCAATTCAATCTGCCCAACAAGAAACTTTCAAAGAACGTGATGCCAGACTTGGACGCGAACGCTGGGAAGAAATGACAGGCCGATCACACCCTGACAGCAAACTTACATACATTGATGCGCCATCACGCAACATCTTGGAGATAACAAATGATTAAGGCCATAGATAGGCTATTTGAGAGGCTTGGAGCCACCTACGGCACGGCTTGGACGCACTCCCTAGGGGATAGTCCCATAAATGACGTTAAGAGCGTGTGGGGCCATGAATTACAAATATTTAAAACATCACTTTTCCGAATTGCATGGGCTTTGGAGAATTTACCCGAGCGTTGTCCAAACATTATTCAATTCAAGAATCTCTGTCGACAAGCTCCAGCACCAGAAACTTTGGCGTTGCCGGAGCCAAAAGCAGACCCAGCCCGAGTTGCTGCTGAACTTGCCAAGCTTGGTGAGATGAAAGTAAAGAAGAAAGAGTTTCACAACTCGTTTAAGGATTGGGCGCATAGGCTTGAAAAGCACCATAAAGCTGGTGGCAGACTGAGCAGTTATCAGATCATGTGCTACCAAATGGCATTGAGGTCATCCATATGAATTATTTTCAAGCCAAGCAACTTCTGGATGAGGTGAGGGATGGTGTTGATCATTCTTACGAATTAATTACAAAAGCACTTTATATGACTGGAGACATCAATCATGATTACAGGAATATTTGAACGCATGGTGGCCCACTATTCATGGCTTGCCAAGCAACCCGGTTGGTACGCATATTGCCGTCAGCAAGTGCGTGAAATGGATGAAGAAGACAGTGGATTGTTTGTTGGAATACGCGCTGAAGTCGCCAAAAGCATGGTTGGATTTGTTGTGCCGCCGGGTGAGCGTGGTGAATGGTGGAAGGGTCAGCAATGAACTTTGAGGAATTACAAACCAAATTATTTGATCTTTTAAATGAATGTAAAGATATGCCAGCCGATACTGTTATGGGTGCTGTTGCTATGGTTTATCAGCGAACTAAATATCATTATGCAATGTCAATTCGATCTCATGATGAAAAATTTAGATCATCTGATGTATATGAAGAATCTTTAAGGAGAGGAGATTTATGAAAGCCGCAAAGATTGATTTAAACCAGCCTGAAATCGTAAAAGCACTGCGTGATGCTGGTGTGTCGGTTCAAAGTACGGCTGGGGTTGGTAAAGGGTTTCCCGACCTTGTATGCGCATTGGGTGATGATATGTGGCTGATGGAAGTGAAAGGCCCAAAGGGAAAACTCACTCCAGATCAGGTTGAATTCATCAGCGCATGGAAAGGTGTTGTCCACATTGTCAGAACTCCAGAGGAAGCATTGATGGTGATCGGTCATGACTGACAAAATTGAAATAACCCTGTTTAATCCGCAGCAAGCTCATGTGGAAATGAAAACAGCGTGGGATTGGGCGAAATCAATGCTGATGGCTGGACACAAATTGACCATGACCATCAAGGCTGAATCAAGATCAAATGCTCAGAATCGTAAAATGTGGTCATGCTTGGCTGATATTTCTAAGCAAGTTGTTTGGTATGGTCAAAAGCTTTCACAAGATGACTGGAAGCACATATTGACCGCCAGTCAAATTCAGCAGCGCAGTGTGCCGGGTGTTGATGGCGGTTTTGTTGTTCTTGGTAAGTCGACCAGCAAGATGACCATTGGTGAAATGACTGAGTTAATTGAGATTGCAATTGCTTTCGGCACTGAGCGTGGTGTTCATTTCCATGATGAGGGTTAACCCCTAGAAATTTATTCGCCTCAAAATTGAGGAGATGAATTTATCTGATCTATAATTCTTTACCGTAATAATTAACTTAGGAATAAACATGACAACACATTTACAAAAGCAACTTGACCAACGTATGGCGCTTGAGCGCAAGGTGGTACGTCACCTCATTCGCACTGCCAAAAAGCATGATTACGCTGTGACCAAGGTGTGGGATGGTGGAGAAGGCGTCAAGTGCCGCACAGAGACTGAAGCCATGAATGCCGTATTTAGTGTCGATGAGTCGACAATTTATTTTAAGCATCCAGATCAATTAAGAAATCATTGCGCCGTGATTGTGCTTGGCAATGATGGTTTTGATTCCATTGCAGACAATAGTCAAGGCTTGCTTTGGGATGATGTAATAAAAGAATGTGATGCTTATTCTGATAAATTGTGCGATCTCACTGCTCAATTTTTAGTAGTTAAATTTCATGATGTATAATTCTTTACCGTAATAATTAACTGGAACTTTTATGAACTCTACTGAACGCGCTATGTTGTACAAAAATAAATTTCATAGCTATACGGTTGAAATGTGTGAAGTTGCAATCAAGGATTGTCATGAGACATTAAATGTTGGTGAGTATGCAATGGATGATCCATATGCAATCAAACTGTGGGCTGAAATCGATGCAATTCGTGATCGCCAAATGATATTAAAAAAGGATTGATATGACTGAAGTAGTAAAAAAGAAGCTTGGCCGACCTTTCTCAAACAACCCAGCCAATGTTGCTGTAAATTTCAGACTGACCAAGGAACAACACCAAAAGTATGTTGTGATGGGTGGCGCTGCCGCACTTAAGAAGTTCATTGATGAGACTGCAAATGCGCAAACGCTGTAAGAGAACACATTACGCAACATATGGTTTTGATGCGGTGGCGCACGCAATTGCTGGCGCTGCGATCACTGACAAGAAAGCATTGGATCAATTGAAGTTGCGTGATTTGTCCAGTTTGGATGCAATATTGACTGGTAATGGCGGTATTCAGGAGTGGTCTGACTTAACCACCAGCATGAACATTTGCGAGACTATGGCAAATAATGGTGTTGGGCCAGAGGCACTTGAAGATTGTGCATTGGCGCAGCAAGAACTTTTGAACGCCGCCAAACGCTATGAAAAGTCTAGGGTAATGGGATTGACGGGCAATGGCATTAAAGCAATCAGAAGTATGCTGGAATATCATGACCTTCAACGTCAAAGCATTCAGCGATCTGATTACGAAAAATATATTGACATTACATTGAAGCGCATTAAGAGCAAAGCGCCAGAGGTAGAAGAAGTATGAATGGTTGTTTTAATCGCAGACCATTTGTTGAACAACTTCTTGTACAAGATGGCTGGGATTTGGTGGGGAAGACTCGCACACCCAGAATGGTTAAGATTGTCAATCCTATGGAAAAGTCGTGCCAATATTCTAAAAACGATAAATATAAAGACAAACTTTGTATTAATTGCAAGCAGATGAATAAGCCGATAGAATAATTTATTTAAGGATCATCATGGTAACTTTTACAGCAAAGATTGAAACTGAAAGTTCAGTCATGCAATTTGTTATGTGCATCTTGCACAGCGTGACAAATGGTCACATCTTGCATTTGAAGACTCCCAGCTATGCTGAACACAAAGCATTGGAAACTTTTTATACTGAGGCTGGTGATCTGATTGATGCGTTTGTAGAAGCGTATCAAGGAAAGTATACGGTCTTGACCAACTATCTACCTATATTTGAATTGGCAATTAATCCAATTGAATATCTAACATATCTGCAAGATGAGGTTGCTGATCTACGTATGCAGCCAGACTTCCCGCAAGACAGTGAGTTGCAAAATGAGGTTGATAACATTTCCAACTTGATTAACAGCACACTCTATAAGTTGCGCTTCCTTAGTTAATAGATGTCGACCTAAGAATGAGCCTAATTATTTTCAAAAAACACGACTATATAAGGAGCAAGAAATTGCTACAGGTTGTGGCTCAGTTACCGTGTCAACACTGTGGGCTGGAAGGTCAGACACAGGCAGCACATACCAATTGGGGACATGGTAAAGGTCGTGGGATTAAGGCTGATGACAATATGGTAGCTGCGCTGTGCCAAACTTGTCATGCTGAGATTGATCAAGGGGCGCACATGAGTAAAGAAGAGCGCCAAGAGATGTGGGAAAGAGCGCACTTTAAAACTGTGAAGTTAATTAAAGCAAATGATAATTGGCCTTTAAATGTGCCATATCCAGAATCGTATTACTCGACAAAATACTGATAATGATTTGAGTAGTGACAAGCGCAGTCACTATTTAAAATAGCATATTTCTAGAGTGCAAAAAATATATTTATTTTATATATTTGACTTTTGTAAATATTGTTTCCCGGCTGGTCTGGCTGGGTAAAAAAAGCGAAGCAAATTTTTTTTTTAAGACTCTCCTGTGTCCAAATAGGAACTTTTTGTCTCGATTTGTGATTTTTGATGATTTTCGGTAGATTTTCCGCTGATCAGGCCAAAACCATGCCGAAAACCCTAAAATTGATATGATTTGATGGCTTTTTTAGGCCAAATCGATGTCATCGGGTTGATGCATCAAATAAACGACAACCCAGCATCAAATGAATGTTAGTGAGCGCTCACTTCGTTAAATGTTAGTGCTTACTCACTTAATTTTTTAGACTGATCAGCCTAGGGAAGTGAAAATAAATTTAATTTTTAGGGTTTTCCC